CTTTTTGAGCAGTACTTCTGCCAAAACCATAAGCCTGTTGACGAGAACGGTCGGGAAGCAATCCTGTTCTTTTACAAAAGCTATTCAATTCTGATTCCTGCCGTTTCAGCTTAACGGAATAATGGCTGAAATTTTTTTCTAACTTTTGTAACAGATCTTCATCAGAGAGGTTATTCAAAGCCTCATCACAAGCGGCAAGTGTTCTTTTGGTTGCCCTGATTTTGCGTTCAAAAGCTCTTTGCTGTTGTTCTGCCTCGTATAGCGTGTGCATTGAGCCGTCGGGATATTCAATGTTTTTAGCATTAAGTTCTTTGATGTCTTTGACTGAGTACATTCGACTACTACCCTCAAAGTACGGATACCAATCGTGTCGGCAGTTCCAACCTTTAAATCCGTCACCTGTGCCGTAACCAATATCGGACAAGGACAAGTAACCTCTTTGACCACTCAGGCTTACAATCTGTCCCTGCCAAGCGGCGTGGCTCGGTCTTGCTCCTGCGTGAGCGGTAATTTCCATAAGGTCACAGCCAAGCTCTTGGGCATTTGATAGGCATATTTGACCTGTGGTCTGACCTATGCCTGTCATAACATTACGCCGTACAGCAACATCAAGTCGGTCACGATGACCGGAGGGATAGATTACATACGCTCCGTCTTGAGCTACCTGTTTAATTGCATCGGCAATTGCCTGTTGCGGAGTAAACGCACCGCTTGATGCTTTTAACTCAGCAAGACTGCAAGCGTTGATAAAGCTCGTTTGTGATGACACAGCTGTGGTCAGAGTAAGATTGCTAAGATTGCCCTGTGTCTTTTTGTAGCCTGCCTCAAGTAATTGCATTTGCACATCGGACACCTTGAGTGACTTTGGATTTAAGCCGTTTTGTCGGTAAATCTCGTTGTCATACTCCGTAGCGGTCACACCTGCATCTTCAAAGAGCTTTTTTAACTCTGATTCTGTCCTGTCGCTGTATTTTGCAACACTTGACAACACATCGGAGTGCAGAGTGCCAAGCTCCTGCATATGCTGTGCCTGCCATATGCCCGTGTCAGTCATTGTTCCTGTTTTTGCAATTCTGCGAGCAATGTCACGGACAATCTCCTCTTCAAGCTGTGAATATAGGTTGATGATATCATCGGCACAATGAGCAAGCTGTTCAGGGGAGAGCATTAAGAGCCACCGCCTTCATCAAAAAAACTTTGTACACCGCTTTCGGGTAACATTTCTGCCGCCTGTTTATCATCAACACCGTAACGCCACTTGAGATAATCGGTCTTTTTGCGGATTCCGCTGTTGACCTCGTTAATCTGTATTGCCTGCTCCTTGTCTTTATCCTCAAGCACACCGTCGCCCCAATTAAAGCTAACTTCGTACTCTCCGCTTGGAGCAAGATTACAGGCATCAGCCATAGCATTGCACGCATATATGTAGTCCTCAAGTACAGCCTCAAGCGAGTGCTGCATATCAGACACAGCTGTATAGCTACGCTGTTTTGATGCTTTGATTTCTTCCGCTGTCTTATCTACATTTTGTGGGTTTGACAATGTGCCGTAAGCAAGGGAGCAGTTAAACTCAATCTGTCTTTTTATTTCGTTTAGTCCATTTGAGTAGTTATCATCACGCAAAGTCGGGTTAAAAACTTCATAAAAAGACTTATCTTTGTTATCATCTGCATCAATGTTAAATTTGCGAAACAATCTATCACGGGTTGACGGTGTTCCGAGCGTATCTTCGCCCAGTCGCTGTCGAAGGACTTCTTCGCCGGCATCAACTGCAAGCTCGCCGCCTTCAAACTCCCACAAATATCTGTCCCACTGCAAGTCAGCCTCATTAAGCAGCTTAATTGCTCGGCTGTAAACAGACACACCTAAGGGACTGCCACTTTCGATGTTATTAGCAAAAGGTACAGACCAAAAAGCAAATAAAGGACGGTCAACATCATTGATAACTATGTATGGGTCAATTCTCGACCACATATCGCTGTCAAGATTTTCAGGATTTATTTCCGCCCCGATGTTGTCGGGACTGGATGAAACAAAAAAGTGACTTTCGATTGTGTGTGATTTGTTTTCGTAGCTGTAAGTCTGCTTTTCAACTCTTGTGTAATAGTTCTTGCCTTTGACCTCTTGATTAAAAAACACGGCAGCGGTTATTATGCCGTTGCTGTAATTAAGAGGGATAAACTTGTCCTGCGTGATGCAATCGGGGAGGATTACACCATTACGAATATACGGTTTAAACATTATGCCGCCGACCGCACAACCTGCCTCAAGCCTTACTCTGAGCTGTTCAAGCAATCTTTCATACTGTTCTTGTAAATAATCCGCACGCTCTGAACCCGTTATTTCGCTCTCAAATTCAATCATAATTAACCGTGCAAATTCGGACGCTATCGTTGCACCGAGGTTAAGTGTCTTGTTGTGGCAATCTTTGCTCCAAGACGGCTCATCGGCATATATTTCAAGCCATACTTCCATAGCCTCTTCCATATTATCAAATTGATAATTGCTCGTAGCGTTTTCGGGGTCAAGTTTGTTTACAATACTCCTTAACCAACTTAAAAACACATATTTAGCACGCCTTTTCAACTGCTCACCTCCTTATTATTTGTATTTAAACTCACGCTTTAGGACTGTATAAGCAAAATAGCGTATATCGTCCATTGCGTGGTCATTTTCCTTAACTACTTTGTCAACCTCGGCTTTATCGTCCCAGCGGTACATTCCAAACTCCTCTTGTGATGCCTTGCACTTAACGCCGATTTTAATTCTGCCGTCGGTCAGCATTTGGCTTGTAGTTCGGATACCGTTTATAACATCATTTTTCGCCGACTTAACAAAAAACTTGCCGTGTCTTTTGATCGTAGCTTTAAAGCTGGCGGCGGACGGGTCAATTATCACACGCTCTATATAGCGGTCACCTGCGAGCTTATCAAGCTCTGCGTAATGCTCTTCATCGGTGCGTTGATAGCCTTCCTTGCGACTATTGTAGTAATATTCGTCAACTCTAATAGCTTCGTTGTCGGTCACACACCAAAGCCCCATAGAGCAAGGGTTAATAGTACCGTAGTCCATTGATATGTACCATGTGCCTACAAGCTCATCGGGGTTGCCGTTCCACAATTTTTCCTTGATATGGTCGTTGTAATCTTGGTAAACAAGACCCTCGGCAATGACCCACTCACCAAGGATAAAGCGGCGGTAAAATGTGCCTTGGTAAAGGCTGTAATACCGCTGTTTTACCTTGTCGGATAATGATAGGTTATCGTCCATTAAAAATTTAAGTCGCAAAGCGTGCTTTTCAGGAGCCTTTAAAACCCACTCACGATAAAACCAATGGTTAGGGTTATCGGGGTTGCAATTGAACCAAAACCTTGCACCCTCGATAGAGCAACGGGCAAGAGCCTGCTCAACAAATGACCTCGGCATCAAAGCAACCTCGTCAAGAAGGACACCTGCAAGCGTAACACCCTGAATCAAGTCCTGCGAGCTTTCGTCTTTACCGCCGAAAATGTAAAAGGTGTTAGATTTGCCGTCTTTGCTGATAGTCAGCAAATTTTCCGACCTCTTATCCTTGATATCGTAACGGTGTTTGAGCATATTGATAAGAGGCTTAATAACATTTCGTCTGCAAGAGCGTACGGTTTTACCGCAAAGGGCAAAGTTGCAGTCGGTAAATGTTGCCATTGCCCAAAAGACGAATGAAATACTCATGCTGACAGTTTTGCCCGAACGGACAGAGCCGTCTGCAATAACTGCATCGTATTTATCCTTTATGCCGTCAACCTTCCACCAAGAGAGGACTTTTAACTGTTTTCTCGAAAAAGGCTTAAATTTCATCTTTAAAAGCCTCCTTGCCCGCACCTTCAAGTGCCTCAATCAATCCGTCATCAACGGTTGTTACTGTTTCAGGCTTAAAGTAATCTGCATACAGCTTAATGGCCTGTGTGTCACCGTTCTGACATTTTTTAATCAGTGCCTGCCGAATTGCCGTCAGTTCGTCGCTTTCATATTTCGTAATAAGAGCATTTAATTTCTTTCTAAACTCTCTTGACTTAACAACTCCATAGGACAGTGCAAGTGATTTTAAATCTTCAACAATGTTAAATTCCTGCTTTGTGTTTGTATCCTTGAGCAATTGTTCAAGTTTTGACAGCTTATTCTTCATTTTGCACCTTCTTTCTTTTTTGCATAAAAATAAACACCCGTTAAAAGGTGTTTAAAAGCATTTTAATGTATATAAAAAACAGCGGTTTGTGGTGTTAATTTTAATGTCAGCCATATGAACTAATTACCGGAGGGATTATCCATGGACGAACAAACCGCTGTTTTTAACTTAG